TTTAGAGTCTCAGGAGTAGTTAGAGATTTCCTTGTTGTAGGTAATATAGTTGGTGCAACAAACAGAATTCAATGGTCAGGTATTAATGATATTACTGCCTGGTCAGGTAAACAATCTGATTCACAAGATCTTCCAGGATCTGGTGGTCAGGTAGTTGCAATAACCTCTGGAGAGGTTGGATATGTGTTCAGACAGAATCAAATAATTCGTATGGACTATGTTGGAGGAGCAGTTGTATTTAGACTGTCAGTTATATCTCCAAATAGAGGAGCAGTATTTGGAAGAACAGTATGTCAAGATAATAGACAAGTATTCTTCTATTCTGATGATGGCTTTTACCAAATTAATGGTGATCAAATAATGCCTATTGGAGTAGAAAAAGTTAATAGATTTTTTGATCTTAATTTAAACAAAGCATACGCAGATAGAATTTGTGCAGCAGTAGATCCATTTAACCAATTGGCTATGTGGTTGTACCCAAGCGTAAATAATACTTCTAATACTACAGGTATATGTGATAGAATTATCATTTATAATTATGCTACAAAGAAATGGTCATTAGCTAAAGCAAATGCTAGTACAATATTTTCACAATTTGTAGGAGCTTTTACAGTAGAATTAATGGATATTATATCTGAAAATTTAGAAAATATTAGTGCAGCATTAGATACAGATTATTGGTCTGGTGGACAAATGTTTTTAGGAGGAATAGATTCAGATTATAAAGCAGCAATCTTTTCAGGAAACTCTAACGAATGCGAAGTAGAAACTGCAGAGTTAGAAGTATTTCCAGGACATAGAGCAAATATAACAGGTGTTAGACCTATTGTAGATGCAACAGCAACTTTAACAATTAAAGCTAGAGAAAGATTAGCTGATACAGAATCTGAAACAAGTTCAGTTTCTATGAGAGATAGTGGAATTAATCCAGTACGAAAGTCTGGAAGATATATAAGAGCAAATGTAAAAGTAGCATCAGGTACTTCATTTAACCATGCACAAGGAATTGATCTTATAGCATCAAGAGCAGGAGTTAGATAATGATTGATAAAAAAGAAAGAAAACAATTAAAAAAAGCATCAGCTCATCATTCTAAAAAACATATGGATATGATGATTAAAGATATGAAAGCTGGTTTATCTTTTACTAAAGCTCACAAAAAAGCTATTAAAAAAGTAGGTAAATAAATTGAGTGATGAAAATAATATAGATAACGTTAGATATTCAATGGAAGCACAAGAGTATTTCCAAAGACAATTGGAAGCTAGTGTTAATGAATTAATAAATAAAAATAATACTGAAAGCGATAAAGCTTACAGTTGGTTTATGAATTAGGGAGAATCATGGCAGGAAGTTATATAGGAAAATACGATACTACAGCAGCAAACAATACAGCAACAAGTTCAAATTCTGTATCTGTTGCAGAAGGTATGGTGCCATCTAATATCAATAATGCACTTAGAGATATTATGGCAGACATCAGACAGCAGTTTAATTCTGCTGAATGGATTGAATATGGAGATGGTGCAGGTACTTACACACCAGCTTACGCATCTTCTACAAGTTTTACAATAGCAGGAGCAAACGTAACTTCTGTTTATCATGCTGGACGTAGAGTTAAACTCGTAGCATCTACTCCAGGAACAATTTATGGATCAATTACATCAAGTTCGTTTTCTTCAAACACTACAGTAAACATAGCTTGGGATTCAGGATCTCTTTCAAATGAAGCTATAACTTCAGTACACATTGGAGCTATTAGTGCATCTAATACTTCATTACCTGAAACTCCTTCTATAACTGGAGATTACACATTAGATGTATCAGGAGATATTATTTTAGATGCTGATGGTGCAAATGTTACTATTAAAGATGGTGGCACAACAACATTAGATATAGTTTCAAATGGTGCTACAGATGTAACACTAGATGCTCCAGGCGATATTCACCTAGACGCAGATGGTGGAGATATAAAATTTTATGATGGGGGTACTCAATTTGGAGAAATTACTAACTCATCAACAGATTTAGTTATTAAATCTACAACATCAGATAAAGATGTAATTATTAAAGGTAATGATGGTGGAAGTGCTATTAGTGCATTAACATTAGATATGTCTGCAGCAGGAGCTGCATCATTTAATGGAGATGTTACTGTTGGTGCTAAACTTAAAATGTCAGATGTTACATCTGGAAAAGTTTTAGTAGCAGATGGTACATCATATGAAGAAATAGCTTTATCAGGAGATGCAACAATAAACTCATCTGGAGTTGTTGCAATAGGAAGTGGCGTAATAGTTAATGCTGATGTTAATGCTTCAGCAGCTATAGCATTTTCTAAAATGGAAAATCTTACTGCATCAAGAGCTTTATATTCAGATAGCAATGGAGATGTAACTGTTAGTGATGTTACTTCTACTGAGCTTGGTTATCTTGATGGAGTATCAAGTGCTATTCAAACTCAATTAGATGCTAAACAAGCAACTATTACAGGATCAGCTTCTACTATTGACACAGAATCTTTAACTGCAAACAGAGCTGTTATATCTAATGGTTCACAAAAAATTGCAGTATCAGATGTTACAAGTACAGAATTAGGATATTTAGATGGTGTAACTTCAGCAGTACAAACTCAAATAGATACAAAGGCAGCTACAAGTTATGTAGATAACCTTATTGCTGGACTTAGAACTAGAGTAATTTGCGAAGCAGCAACTACAGCTAATGTAGATTTATCAGCAGACTTACAAAATGGAGATACTATTGATGGAGTAACTCTTGCAACAGGAGATCAGGTCTTAGTTAAAGATCAATCTACT